GGCACCCCCAGCCCCGCAGGGAACCCCCGCCACGGTCACCACCGGTGGCGAGCCTTGCGCCACCGTCACCGATGACGGGGCAGCCGGGGCCGTCCAGGAGACGGTGAACGACCCCGACACCCACGGCGACCACAAGCCGCCAGCCTGTGCGACCCGCACCCACGCCTTGTAGGACCCGCCGTTGGTCCAGTCGGAGCGGGCCGGGACAGTCCACGCGCCCGGCGTGCCCACCAGGACACCCGAGTCGACCAGCGGCGCATCCGGGGACCCACCAGAGAGGGTGATCACCACCTGGAACGCCGTCAGCCCGCCAACGCCAGCCGCAGCCGACCACGACACCGCCGGAGCCAACGTCCCCAACGGGGACGACACACTCACCGACGACACGGACGGGCTCGCGACCGGCACGAACGTTCCCACCGCGGCCGTAGCGGACCAGACGCCCGCCTCCTGGGTGGACACCGTCCACTCATGCGACGTGCCCGCCGTCAGCAGGCCAGCGTTGATCGACGCGGCACCCACGGCCGAGGTCACCGTCTGCACCGTCCCCGACAGGGTCCCGTCAGCGGCGACATACGACCATGACCCGGCACCCACCGCACGGACCTGCACCCGGTATGCCGTCTGGACACCACCCACCGTCGAGTTATGCACCCACGACAGCGGGATCGCCGACCCGGCCGCGACCTGCTGCCCCGACGTCGGAGACAGCAACGTCGGCACCGCAGGACCCGGCAACGACGGGACCACGAGGCCAGTCCACGACGCATCCCCCGATGCGCCACCCACACTCACCACCCCGGCAGCCGCCGAGGTGAAACCCCACATGCCGACCGTGACGTCCATGCCCGACAAGGTCAAGGTGCCGCCCAGGCGACCAGTCGCCCCACCCGGAGCGCCACCCCACCATGAGCGGCCCACGAAGAACGCGGCACCACCAGCCGGGACACTCACCGACGACTGCCGCGTCGACGACGACGGCACCCCGGCACCCGCCCACACCACCACACCCACCACCACGGCAGGCGCCGACAGTGCGGCCGCCACATCGGCAGCCGTCAGCAGCCGCCACCACATGTGGCGACCCCCATACGTCCAGCCGGACGGGCCAGCCGGAGACCGCCCATCCGAGTCCATCAGCACCAGGACCGCCAGGTCCCCAGCCACCGTGCCCACCGGCCACGACACCGACCGACCGACCGCACCCTCCGACAGGGCGACATAGCCGCGCTGCGAGACGCTCACGCGTACACCGCCTCCCGCGACTGGGCCAGATCCAGCGTCGCCCACACCCGGTCAGTGATCGACGACACCGGCCCCAAATCCAGCCGAGCCCCATGCAGAGCACCACGGACCGCGGAGGCCAGGGCGGCGGGATCGGTGCCCGACGTCGATGACCCGACCGGCGGTGCGGACAGTCTCTGCCTGGCGGACACGGACACGCGGTCGGCCAGGTTGCGCGCCGCCCGTGAAACGCCGTCCCCGCTGCTCGCGAGCCCCAGTGCCAAGCCTGCGCCCGTGTGGGCGCCGATCTCCATGAACACACGAGATGGGGAGCTGATCCCGAGGACCGATTTGGCTGCATTGATCGCATTGGTGACCACGTCGCGCGCCGCCTGCGCCACATTGGCAGCCATCTGCTTGATCCCGCCGATAAGGCCCTGGATCATCTGCTCTCCGACGCTCCAGAGCTTGTCCCGCAGCCCAGACAGCGCCTCGACGATCTTGGGCGGTATGCCCTTGACGATCTCGAACAGGGTCGCGGCAGCACCCGACACCGCCGACGTGATCGCCTGCCACGCGCCGGAGACGATCCCCTTGATGCCTTCCCACGCGCCCGACCAGTCGCCTTTGATGATGGCGGTCACGGTCTGGATGATGCCCTTGACGACGTTCAGCGCACCCTGGACGATCCCGGCCAGCGCCCCAAAGACGACGCCCAGCACGTTCATGATCCCCTGGCCCCAGTTATTCCAGACGTAGGAGATGACCGTCGTGACCTGCTGAATCACCGTCTGCACGAATGTCATTGCTGCAGAGACGATTTCGCCGATGGTGCCGAAGATCGACTGGATCATGGGCATCATCGGCTCAAGCCGCTGGCGCATCCCGTCCGTGAACTGCTGCACGATGGGCAGGGCCACGTCGATGAAGCCACGGACGGCAGTCACGATCCCCGAGAACGACGACGACGCGCCGGCGGTCGAGGAGCCGAGGCTCTGGAACCACGTCACCGCCGACTGGATGCCCGTACCGACCCTCGGCAGCCACTCAGCCAAGAACTGGATAGCCCCGCCGAGCCCATCCTTGAGCATCGGGATAAGCGGCTCTATGGCCTGGCCCAGTCCCACGTTCAGAGTGTCCGTGAATGTGGACCAAAGGCCAGACAGCGACTGGGACTGCTTCTCCATGAGCCCGTTGAACCGCTCCAGACCCTTGCCGGAGCCGAGCGCGTCGAAGAGCTGCTCCATCTCCTTCTTGCCGAGCTTGCCCTTAGCGGCAAGGTCAGCGATCGCTTCCTTGCTCTTGCCGGTCGCCGCAGCGAGCAAGTCGAAGACGGGCACGCCGGCGTCGCGCAACTGGTTGAGGTCTTCGCCCGTGATCTTGCCCGCGGCGGACATCTGCTGGAGCGCGATAGTTGCCCGCTTGACACCCTCCGAACCGGTGCCCATGCCCGAGGTCACGTCACCCAGGGTTCGCATGATCGGGATGACCTTGTCGGCACTGAAGCCCGCCGACACCAACGACTTCGCGGCGGTCTGCAACTCGGGGAATTCAAACGGCGTCTTGGCGGCGAAGTCCGCGAGTTGCTTGAGGAACGACTCGGCCTTCTGGCCCGACCCGAGCATGGTCGTGAACGAGATCCGGGCCTGCTCCATCCCGGCTGCCGTCTCAATGCCGGCCTTGGCGCCCATGACTCCGACCGCGGCGAGCGCGACGGCCCCCGTCTTGGCGAGCGACCCAACCGCCGCACCGAAACCAGATGACAAGGACGACCCGAGCCGCTGTCCGCCAAGTCGTCCTGAGGCGTCAAGGTCAGGGCCGATCTGCCCGTCAAGCGCGCGGCCAAACCCCCGGGCAGACGGCACGATCTGGACGTATGCCTGCGCTACGGTCGTCACGGTCGCCTCCCGTCACACTCCGAGCAGCCGCCGCAGGCGCCGCATCTCAGGGGTCATCGACTCGGACTCGGGCGGAGCATTGAGGACCGCGCGAAGTTCCTCCAGCCGGGCATCGGGGCTCGGCGGCTCCTCGCCTGCCATGAGGTATGCCGAGCGGTCCGCATTGGCGGTAGCCCGGACATGCTCGGCAATCATCGCCCATGCGGCGTCGCACATTCCGGCGACGCCGATGGATACCAGCAGTGCGTCGACTAGCCGACTGCGCGCAACGCCGCCACTTGCAGGTCGGGTCTGCCGGGGTGCGCTGACGCGGCGATCGATGCCGCACCGGAACGCGAGTTCGTCGGCGTGGACGACGGCCCATCCGTAGAGCCGGAGGGCCGCCCAGTAGGGCGGTCCGTGACTCCTTCGATGATCCGCCGTCCGATAGTCATGAGGTCGGCGAACCGCTGCCCGTTCGCTTTCGCCGTCGCCCAGAACGCAACGAAGTCGTCGGGGTGTATCAGCGACCGAAGGAACCCCTTGAGCGCCCCCATCGCGGCGAGCGCCTGAGCCGCGTCATCGATGTCAAGCGACCCCGCGACCTCCAGGAAGTCTGCGAGGTCCAGGTCGGTCATGGCGGGGTTGACCCTCACGACCGACCCGAACCAGCCGAAGGTGTCCGGGTCTACCGCGTCGCGCGGCGTCCCGAGGTCACCGAGAGAGGTCATCATGAGCCGACCCGAGCCGTGCCAGCCGACCACACCGAGAACGGCACGTTCGGAGACGTCGGGATCTCGAACTTGAACTCGGCGGGCAGGAGCGCCCGGTTCGGGGCTGGCTTATTGGCGATCTCCAGCTTGCCGCCTTGGAAGCACTGGTAGGCGATGAACCGGACAGTGGCGTCGAGCGACTCCCAGCCGATCATGCAGCGCACCTCCGAGCCGGGGGCAGGGGGCTCGTACTTGTTGAGTGCCGTCGCGCCAGTGCCGCTCACGACGGTCAGTGATCCTCCGTTGAGGACCCGCTTGAGGTTGTTGAGGGTCCACGACGCGAGCGCGAACGCGATACCGCCCTCGCGACCGGTCGTAACCCACTGGATCGGGTCGAAGAACTCGGCGACATTGATCGCCTCAACCTTGCTCTCGTAGGAGATCGTCGAGCCGTCGTCGGTGGCACCGAGGTTCACCCACGCGACGGGCCAAGAGTCGGTGAACACCGATCCCGCGACTGTGTTCGTCGGCAGGGTGGAGGCGAGCGGCGCCCAGAACAGATACCCGGGCGAGGTGAGCAGGGTCGGGGTGGCAGTGCTGTTGGCCATCGGGTCACTTCACCTTCTCGACGAGACCGACCTCGTCGTACTTGTGGGCCGCGACATTGCTCGCTGGCACGGGATCGCCCGGCAGGTACGCGAGTGCGCTTCCGTGGCGGATGGGCTGGACGGCGACCCACTGGCCGTACTCGGCGACCTGGGAGGCCAGGAATTCCTCCTGCTCGGGGGTGATGTCGGTGACCGTCTCGGCCACGTCGGGCGGGGGGGTGCGGGCCATTGCGGGCCTCCTTGGGGGCATGACAAACAGCCCGCGCGCGAATCGGCGGGCTGTGGTGAGTGGGATTGGGGCTAGACCCCGGAGATGACGACCTCGAAAGTCGAATAGGTGTGCGCCGCCGTGGCCGCATCGGGGACAACCGAAGGCCCGGACGTGCACTCAGCGCCGAGGATCACGACGCCATCGGGCGATTGCAGGATCGCGCGCTGCACCAGCCCAGCGAGGGCCACGGCCTGCGCTTCGGTGGGTGCCCAACAGTTGACGCCAAGCCGTGCCACCGACTGCACCTGGTCGACCTGCGGGCCACCATCGCGCCGGATGGACACCTTGCGGGCATAGGTGGTCTGCGTATCGGCAACCATGTCGGAGCCGACCCACACGCCCACTTGTCCCGCCGCTACTAGGCCAGCCGAGACGACGGGCACCATGACCGCCACAGCGTCGCGGGGCAAGGTGTGGATCTCCATCGTCAGCCCTTCGCCGCGTCGAGCGCGCGCGCCAGGTTCCCGGTGCGCGACTCCACCGACAGGGCATGGTCTGTCCCGGCGACGAGTCGAGCGGCGGCACGGTCACCGGACACCCCGGACGTACGGTGGATGGACGCGGCATATGCGCCCGTTCTGCGGGGCGCGGAAGCCTTGGCCTGCGCCTCGGCTGGACCGAGCAGGTCGAACATCAGCCGTTGCATCGCTGGAGAGCGCATCAACTCGGACATGCCCGCCGAGAGGAGCTTCACGCGCGCCATCAGCCCTCCCGGATGCTCGCTCTGATGACCGTCCCCGGCTGCCAGCCCGTGAACGGCGAGCGCCAGTCGAACGGGCGCCCGACCACGTTGCACGTCAACCCGCGGATGATCAGGCGGTCAGTCGGCAGAATGTCGATCCCGGCCGGACCGTAGAGGGTGAAGTCCGAGTCCACGGGCTCCCGCCCGTCGAGCAGCGGCTCCACCGACCCGGAGTCAGCGACCGCCGCATCGAACAGCAACTCGGTGGCGTTGTCCCAGTCGCGCTTCGTTGACGCCGGAGCGCCGTCAACCACGGCATACGAGTCCGCAGTGAACGGGGCGCGCAGGCGAGTGACCATCTCGGCGTAGATCACGGCCAGGCGTCCGATCCGCCCTCGTAGAGGGGGTACTGGCCCCCGGTCAGGTCGGCCCCGCACGAGCAGTAGAGAGCGCCGAACGCGAGGGCACACCACGGCATGTGAGCCGACCCGGACGACGGTGCGGTGTCGACAGCAAACACCTTGCCCGTTGAGCCGTCTGCGCATAGGGACTGCAATGTCTCGATCTCTGACGGCCACAAGCTGTAGCCGGTGCGCTGCCGTGTATCGAGCGTCTGGCTGAACGGACCAGCCTGCTGCGTCTGGACGGAGCCAGCGCCAGCCTCGGCCCAGCGCTTGAGCGCGCCTAGCAGGACGAGTCGGGCCTCAGCTCGTGCCGCGTCCGTTCCGTCGACCAGGCAGGGAGCGACCCGCAGGGCCTTGGCGTTCGCGCCGGCGAGCATGATGTCCAACTCGTCCGCTCCAATGCGGGACGAGATCGAGGACGGCAGATCGTCGAGCGTCAACAAGTCAGCCACGGGTCACCCCCTCCCAATCACTTCGTCTTCGTCGGTCGCTGCGCCTGCGGCTTGGGCGCGGGGTCAGCCGCCCCCTCGGCCGCGGGCTCCCACGACGAGTCCATGACCTTGTCGTCACGGACCTCCACGCGAGCACCCGTGACCTTGTGCCGATAGCGAGCCATCAGACGAGATCGTGGATCTTGGCGATGGCGTTGAGGTCTGCGACGCCCCAGCCGTAGACAACCTCAGCGCGGAACGCGACCTGGTTGTAGCGCTTGAGGTCGCCGCCGCCGTCCGGGTCGCCGTACCTGATGACCTCCAGGCCGATCGACTTCTGGACACCCCACCGGATGGTGTCGAAGTTGCCGACGAAGCCGAGCGCCTTCGTGTCGACCGCGAGGACGCCAGAGCCGCGGACCGTGTTGGACACCGACGCTCGGTGCCCGTCCAGGTCAGAAACCTCGGTCCCGAGCCGAAACTCGGGGTAGAGCTTCTGCTCGGTCGTGGTGTTGCGCAACGCCGAGAACTTCGCCGCGTAGGTCGGGTCCAGCGCGATGTCACGCGGGTTGAACCCGTCCGCGAGGACAAGCGCGTCGGCGGCATCGAGGCTGACGTAAGGCTTGTCGGCCGCGACGTACTCCACGAGGTTCGTCGTGTCCGTGAGACCGCCATTCATGGCCGCCACGACGGCGCCACCAGTGGGGTTGACCTCGTGGAACACGCCGAAGTCGAGTGCGCGCGAAAGAGCCGGCTGGATGAGGTCCAAGATCTCCTGGATAACCTCCAACTGACGGTCCTCGTCGGCCCACAGAACCTCCTCGTTGAACCGGAGGGTCTTGTGGAACTTGAACGGCTTGATGGTCTTGGTCGACGCGGAAACAGTGGATGCGCCCTTGGCGCCGCCCTCAGCGACGTACTCAGCCTCGCCGATGTCGAAGGTCCACGACTCACCCTCGCCGAAGGTCATTGGCGTGGGAGTGGACAGGGTCGCCACGGCGGACCCGTTCTTGATCTTGCTCAGCCAGGGCGTGATCTTCTGCTTCGGGATCGTGAGCGACCCGGTTGCGAAAGCGGTCATGCGGGTTCCCTCCTTGAGGGGTTACTCGGCAGTGGCGCGACCGAAGAGCTTGCGAACGAACTCGCGCTCTTCGTCCCCACCCGTTGCCTTGGGGTTGTTGCCCTCACGGGGCACGATGTTGGCCTTCTTCTTGCGCTCCGACGCCTCGGCGATCCGCTTGGCCTGCGCCTCCAGGGTTTCCGCATCCGTTCCAGTCAGGAGCAGGTCGCGGTCCTCGGCGCTGATGCCATGTCGGGCCGCAACGTCGCTGCGAAGCGCGCTCGCCTCGGCGGCGGCGGTCCGCTTCTCCATTTCGGCTAGGCGGTCCTCCACCGTCTTGGCGCCCTCGGCCTTGGCCTTGAGCGCGTCGTAGTCGGCGTACTTCGCCCGCTCACGCTGGACGCGCTCCCGCACGATGCGGTCAACGTCGGCCTGCGTGAAGGTCTCCGTGGTGCCGGTGTCCGGCTCGGTGGTGCCGGCCGGCGCCTCGGTGATGGTTGGGGTATCGGGCATGCGCAATCTCCGTGCCTCGTCAGGTGGAACCCGGCTTTGGGCGCAGCCGTCGCGCTTCGCCCCCCGCGTTCGGGGGTAGGTCAGTG